ACACCATTCTCATACCAATGCTGACCAGTAGCATCCCATTCAATAGCAGCCATTATTGGCCTCCTTTAATAATAAAGATTTAATACAAAATGATTAAGATTGTCAGCAGTATAAGCTCGATCGAACATGCACATTGGAAATGCCATAGCGATTGCATCAGGTATACTGCTGTCGGGATCCTTATCTATCACCGTAATCTGATATCGCCTTGTAATGCGATACGGTAGATTGTCGGCAAATTCGGTGTCCCCGGAGCTACGCGAATATACTATACACGGATAAGTCATCTTAATCGATTCGGGCGGCTGATAATAGGCATGTGATGAGCCGAGAATATCAGTCAGTTTCTGATGAAGTTCCAGCCTCGTCCCCATTGTACACACCGCCAATCGTCAAGATAAGACGGGGGCGCTGGACTTCCACGTTAGTGACTTTCCAGTTGGCCCCCATCCATTCCACATATCTAATGGCAAAGAAATTCTGATACGCATAGGCGTCAGCACAAATACTGATCGTATTGTTGATCGTGATGTTGTCATTGACTTGGCTCGTGCCCTCCAACCGGCGGGCATTACGAGTAATATCACCGCGATACTTACGCTCGGTTATCGTCTCCGTCCATACGCCAGGAGTGGTTTCCTTCGTCTCCGCGTAGCCGACTACTCCGTAAAACTTTGCCATTTATACCGCCTTACTAGTTAGTGCCACTAGTCGAAGACTTAGAAGTATAAGTCTCGATGGCAATAGCGGAGTAGGGCTTGACCAGAGCACCAGAGACACGAGTCTCGATCAGGTACTTCTGCTGGTTGTAGTCGATGTCGAAGTCATCAAACATGTTGACCGCGCCACCCTTGTCGGCGCCCACATTGTAGTCCTTGGGGTTGACAATGATGGCTTGAAGAGCGACCTCGGCACCAGCGGCGGTCTCAGTGGAGGCAGAGGTGCGGGTCTGGTTCTCCATGACCTCGACGGTGACGATCTTGGAGACGCGCATCTTCTGAGCAAGCTTCTCCGGGGACTCGTACAGGTCGCGACCCATGTTGTCGGTAAGGAGCAGCATGTTGGTGAGGACATCCTCAGTAGTGAAGAGAATAGGATTGCCAGAACCCTTGTAGTCCTTGCGAGCCTTGATGGCGCCACGGATGACCGCTTTGGCAATATCATCCTCGGTAGCAGCGGAAGCAACCGAGATCTGCTGCTTGATGGTGTAGAAATCATCGTCGGTCCAGATAGGACGAATATGATCCTCAGAGATCTTGTCGTCGCTAGAAGAAACGCGACCATCACCGATGAGGATGGCGCGGGCGATCTCCTCATCCAGCATCAGGCGCATCTCGCCCTTAACCCAGGCAAGCACATCGAAGCCGGTAATATCAATCAGGTCGTCGCGATCGAACTTCTGCTTCTTGTACACAGTCTGAGGATCCGTGGTGCGCTTCAGAAGAGTGAAGACCTCCTCAAGCTTCTTCTTGCCCTTGGTGTAACCCTTCGCACGCGCCTCGTCCGCAGTAATATCAGCGAAGACGGACTTAATGCGAGCGAACGGAGTGTGAGATACCGCACCCATAAGCGCGGTGACCCAAGACATGTCACGAGAGACGAAGCTGGGAATATTGGTAGTGGTCTTGTAATCCGGGAAAAGGTAGTCAATAGGCGTCACGCCATAATCATCGGCATGCTGAAGCACGTCGCCGAACTCAGTGTCCTCGAGGCCATGCTCGAGAGCAGCCTCTTTCCAAGAACCCAGACGCTTGGCATCGCGCTTAAGCTCATCGAAATCGATCGACTGAGCCATGCTGTTGTAGTAATCATCACCCTCAAAAATGTTGTGAGCCACTTCGGCCTCCTCATCATCGCCCGCATCACCCTCAGCAGCCTTGCCGACTAGGTAATACAGGACGTTTTTCTGCTCTTCGTTCATAGAATCGATTACGTCTTGGACCGTCTTCTCGTTGTTAGCCACGGTTTCCTCCTTGGTTTCTGCCGACTCATCGGCGTGCTCGATAGTCTCCTCGACAACCGGCTCAGGAGCAGAGTCCTCCTCAACCGAGTGCTCGAGGACAAGAGGCTCGCCCGTGTAAAGCGTGGCCTCGAATTCCTCATCAGGGTCATCACTGTGCGCGAAGCTCGTGATGAATGCCCCAGGATTTGCGCCAGCCAGAACAAGGCTTACCTCGCGGATACAACCGTGCATCACGTTAGGACCGTCTTGCTTTAGCTGGTTTGCATAAATGGACAGAGATTCAATATCACCGTTTTGGACACGGAGCTTGGCGCCCTTGCCCTCCGGCGAATTGTTAAACTTACCATGAGCTAGAACGCCCTCGGGACGATTCTCAAGAATCGCATGACCGAGAACGGCATCCAGCTGCTTATGGTTGTGCATGTAAACGATAGGAACCTTCTTGCCGTCGTCTGCGGCGAAGGCATTCTGTCGAATAATGCGCCCATCGGCGCACTGAAGGTCATTGCGAGTAGCCCAACCGGTGAAGTCGTAATCTTCGTAAGCCATTTATACCTCCAATCGTCTGTCGATAACTTCCATTTTGAGTCTAACGGAACATGTTACGCGCATCTTTCTTGTAACTTTGTGTATTTGCGAAATCGGTAACCGCATCCCTCACATACGCCGTAATCTTCTTATCTAGACCAGTAGAATGAAGCGCTGTGTAAGTTACAGCAGCTGATGCGGCTACTGGCGCGCCAGTATGCAGAATGGAATTCACCATACCTCGACCAAATTTTACCGTTTTATCTTTAGCCGTATTTATTGTTCGTTCGCGTTTTGCAGCGGAAACATGTTTACTCATATTTTGCTTGGAAAGAGCTTCGTCAAATGCTTTCTTATAATCCGGGTCTTTCGATCGTTCGTCCACAGTAGCTTTAATCAGCTTTCGCCGGGTTCCAGCGCCCTGGCCATAGTACATTTTGGCCCTAGCATATTCTTTGGCATCTTTTCGAGCGCGACGTCTAACGCCCCATTTCATTCCTTTTACACCGTAGTGCATCAAATATGAGTTGTTGTAAAGTGTCATGTTACCCCCCCCCGTTTTGTATGAGGCGGATAGAGATTTAGTCTACTACATAATTCTGATTGGGGTCATACGAATCATCAGACCCCTCCTCGTAGTAACCTTCTTCCTCAACAGGCTCTTCCTCGGTTTGCCCGTTCATGTCGATGAGATTCTTGTTGCGGAGCTCATCGGCAGAGGGCTCGCTAGACGGCTTGAAACCAAGCGCACCACGGAACTCATTGCCTGTGAGAATCTCGTTGCGGCTAAGCACATCCGCCAATTGGGCGATCTGTTGGACCGTAAGGTACCTAAAAGGATCCTGAAATGCCATGATCGTCTGGTTCTGGGCCCTTGCTGTCTTGGACAGAAGACTTCGAATCATCGCCTGTTTCATCGTCTCGATAATCGGCGACACGATACGAACGGAATAGTTATTGATCGTCTCTGAATTTGCCGTCCCATTGAGAATTGTCTCGTCCATTCCCAACTGGCTGTATAGCATACTCGTTAGGTTTTGGATTTGATCAAGAAGGTTGTTCTCGATGGATCGGTTTAATTGGGTGACTTTCTCTGTGGAATCTATGTACGCAATACCATACTTAGACCCGGTAAGCTGAGCCTCAATAGACTTCTTCCGCTCTTCGGCCTTCCGTTCTTGAGTCGGCGTCTTAACAATGAACGGAAGCTGAATGATTAAGTCTAGCTTAGACGAGTTCGTCTTGCTGTTAATATCATCCAGTAACGCCAAATTTCGAACCAAGCGCTTAAGCGTGGAATTCGGCTGGTTCATAACCTCGTAGAATGGGTTTTGCACAATCGCGACTGCCGATTTCGAGAAGTTCACGACCTCGAATTGCATGGTCGCCTCGTTCCACACCTCAACATCCACGTGATACGGGTACCACTTGACCACCTTGCCCACCCGCATTGTCTTGACGTCGAATGCCCCTGTGTTGGGGTTCATCGTCGTATCGATGGGCACGTAGACCATATGCCCGCTGTCGAGCATGGAATATACCGCTTCGAACTTGAATGCCAGAGGGGTTTGATCCTGGTTAGGCTCGATGTTGAGGCAGTTGTTAAGCTTTGAGTTTATCGTCTCGACATAACGACCATCGTCATCGACGCGGACATGCTCAAAAGTCGTCAACGCCACATCGATGGCGATCCGCGTGTAAATCGAGGATATAATACTTTGCTCGGAACCGACCGTTACCGACCGACGTCGCGACGGGTCAACGCCGTACGACACGCCGCCGGCATGGTACCATGCCGATGGAGGCAGGCTTTCCTCCTCGTCTCGAGCAATGAAAGCATTCCACGCATGCTTAATACGAGACCCTAAAGTTTCAGCCATAAATCACCTCCTGTTATAAACAATTTTAAATGTCGCTGTATTTAATAGTACTATATAGTGCGGCCATTCCCAACCCAACGGACGCTACTTTATACGACGCTGAAGTAACCTTAGCTGCGGTTGAAGCCATTCGCTTAATCCTGCGCTGTCCGCGAGATTTATAGGATCCACTAGCATATCCATTCGCAGCATAATACGTATCACTGGAAATCGTTTCATTAGTTTTTGAATTAACAAATGTCTTTGGGTCTTCTTCCGACATTCTATACCGTTTTATTCCACGTTTACCACCAACTTTTTTATAACTGTCTTTGGCGTATAAATACGCTCGCTGTG